ATCTGGATATTACTAGCGTATCTAGGCATCACAGAGGTCCTGTCTTTGGCACTTCACTGAAGCCATATGGCAAGCTTGGGTTGTTAATCACATAACCCCCGCCAGTGTAAGCTCCCGTAAACAGAGCATTTTGCAGATCAAACGTAAATGTGTTGATCACAGTAATGGTGAAATCGCCATTGGCACCGGGTACTCCCGTGACATCACGAATTGTTACACGCTGGCCTGTGATCATGCCATTTGTAGTTCCGACAGTGACGCGAATGATGCCAATGCCGTTGTTCGCGACATTCCCGATATCACGATATGTTACAGCGTTGGGATCAGTACCGGGCTTCTGGTTAGTTCCGCCAGGTGCTTCACCAGTTTGCTGCGTAACGCGCTTATCTTCTGTTGGCTCATTGTCCAACGATGTGACGCGAGTATCGCCCTGTTGGACCGGGATACCAGTTGCCGGATTTGTTGTGTTGTAACCAGACAACTGACGGCGATCCACTTCATCCCATGCGTATGGTTCCACACGTGGGTTGATGATTGGCATGGGATCAGCCGGCAAAACAATTGCGCGAAGCTGCTGTTGCGGCTCATCGTAGCAAGTGTCGCAAACCAGAATGCGCTTGTTGATCAAACCCGCGCCAGCCCAATCATATTGCCATTTAAGTTGGTAATGGTTGTACCACAACGCACAACGATCACAGATCGCAAACGCCCTTGGGTTGCGTGGGTCTGTTTTAGCCCTACCTGATCGTGATGCGTATCCCATGCAGGCTCCTTACCGGAAATACCCAGAAATCATGGGCGAAATGTACTGTTGAGCCTGTTCCACGTTCTGGCGAGATGCGATGTCATACGACTCATCAGCCATAGGCTTGATCGTCTGCGCGATAGCAGGAGCCCAAACTTGAGCCAAACGATAAGCCAAACCATAAGCAAATGCTTCAAGCCACAGATAAGGAATTTCTACCTGTTGGCCGTTTTGCAGATTAGCGTCCTGAAGCTGACGAACACGATAATACTTCAAGTACTGCGGTCCATTGTCAGTATTGGGAACGGGCCAAAGCGTCACAGTTGGGTTTAGCAGGCGATCAAACCAATACACAGTAGGGAAACCCTGCTGTTCTTTATTGGGATAGCTCGCATACTCAGTGCGGCTAATTGGAAGAATAATACGGTCAATGTTGGCACCGCTGTCATCATTGGTGACATAAGCGTCCAAAATCATAACCGTATTAGAGTCAACACTGTATGTAGCAGTGCCTGTTGTCAGTGCTGTAGTAACAAGATCAACCGCCCAAAGATTAACACCTTGGTTAGCCCACCGCGCCAACATCATGTTGGTTGCCATGCGGGCTGCTTCCATGTGTTCTTGCAACACAGCGGTATTGCGTACACCGATCAGGTTGTACGAATACAGAGTCAGTTCACCAAGTCCAGGATTGAACGTGTATGTACCGCTGGTCGCCATGCGGCTCTCCTATTAGGCAGCAGGACCAGCCTGAACGCACTTCAATTCAACTGTGCCTGTCTGACCAGATGCCATGTAAATGCAGATTGCACGGCATGGAACAGTCAAAGCCGCAGACGAAGTTGCAGAGACAGCAGCCAAGCCAGTCACGCTAAACCATGTAGCGCCAGCAACCGTGTAGCCAGCAGCTAACGGATCATCCAGCGAATACTGAATGCTGAACGTAGGTGTTCCAGCTGTGATCTTAGCAGCCAAGCCAAGATTGAACGGAGTCTGGAAATCATCAACGGTGATGATGGCGCTGCGGCCTGCATCTGTGAGAGAGATTGTGCGGTACTGCATTTTACTTTCCCTTGCTGCGGGCAACCGCTGCGTTGTCAACCAAGTTAGGCCAAGGCCGTCCTGCGGCTCTTGCCCTCGCCTTCGCAGACTGAATCTGTTTGCGGTCCAGATGCTTCACTTTAGCATCTTTCGGAGCCTTTTGCTCCCAAAAAGGTTTATCAGCCATGTTAGCAGTCCCACTTACGAAGAGCTTTGTTGACACGACTATTGGGGTCAGCAGCCTTAGCCGAGCCAGTAAGTTTGCGCTTTAATCCAGTCATACGGGCGCAAAAGCTGTCTTTGCGAGATCCGCCTTCTGGCTGGGGTCGCTTAATGTCATGACCGGCAGCACGTAGGCTTGCACGGCCTTTTTCATTCAAGCCACCAGACGGCGACTTACCTTCTGATCTTTGCCATGCAGGAGTACGTGCCATTGTATCCTCCTAGTAAAAGCGGGGGCATAAAGCCCCCGCCCTGATAGCCTAATGGAGCAGGGAGGGGACCCCTATTAGGTCAGGCTACCAGACACGTTGCGGCCCTTAGCCGGCGTGCCAGAAGCAGCCGACGAAAGCGGGTTCATGTTGGAACCCGTGCGGCCACCCGACTTGCGGGGAGCGCGACCCATGCTAGCCTTGGCCTTCTTACCAGCCATCTTGCCCATGGTCTTGCCACCACGCTTGCGCTCTTCAGCCTCGTCATTGACGTTGGACTGATATGTATAACGGAGGTTCTTCTGCTTGGCGTCTTCCGCCATTTCGTTGACACCACCGCTTGCACGCTTTGAACGACCCTTCATGTGAGCCTCCTATAGCTCTGGCTTACGCCGTCAGATTAATACCCTGGATGTAGGTGACAGTGATGACACCCGCGCCAGAGCCAGTGTTAGTAGAAGTGACAGCGATCTTGCGATCAGTTGTGCCAACGTCTTTCCAGTTAGCAGCACGTGTCGCATCATCGCCGGGAGCCGCAGAGACGATGCCATAGGCAACGCCATCAAGAGCCGCAGCAGCAGTGAAGAACGTGGCAGAAGCAGTCGTGCCAACGCCAAAAGTCGTAGCAGCACCCGTAAACTCAGTTGTCACATTAACTGCGATGCTGAGAATCTGGCTGTTTGCCGGGATGACAATGGAGGTGGTCGTTGCTGCCTGAGTGAACGTGGAAGACTGTGCCATCACGACAAAGCCCACGTTTGCCACATCCTGACCAAGCGTTGTGCCGCTGGTATTGAGGATGTTACCGGCCCGAACGGGGCCAGTGAATGTAGTAGTACCCATAGGGTCCTCCTGCACGATAAGTTCACACAGTCTGTGCAGAGTCCGCTAGGTCGGTCTGCGTGAACAAGATACCTAGAAAAAAGGCGGGGTTTTTACGCCCCGCCCTCAATGCCTTACGACGGGATCGAACCATAAATGGCGCGCCAATTGTAATAGCCAAAGCTGTAGCGCTCGTAGCCTTTAACCAGCAGGTTGTCTGTAACAAAATCGACCTGCATATCTGTTTCGAACTTGACGCGCTCCATGTAGGAGAGACCGTCAATGTTCGTAAGCAGGAACCAAGCCGTAGCAGAGGTCAAGAAGTCGTTGACCATGTAGGACTCAGGCAAGCCGCCGGAGGTCATCATGATCGCATTGACATCATTGTCTGCCGTGCCAGGACGCAGTTCAGTCTTCGTCAGACGAATTGCAGTCGGCTCAAGCTGCGGAGGCACAATGAGCTTGCGCGCACGTGCGAACACCTTGAGGCCAGCCTGATCCTTGAAGTTAGTACGGACAGCAATCATGCTGTTGAGCAGCGTGGACTCATTGAGTTCGCTGGTCGCATAGTTGCTGACAGTGCTGCCATCAATCGGATGATCGGAAGCCACAAGCGCCTTACCGTCACCACCAACGGCACCATTGTAGGTGGTCGAGGTGTTGAGGATGTTAGCGCCGTAGATTTCCTTCGTCTGCTGGAAGGACTCAATAAGGCCAAGGTTGCTGGGAGCAAACTGTGTCTTATAGAGGTTGTCATCAATAGCCTTACGAGTGATCGCATAGCCGAGAGCAATTTCAGTATGCTCTTGGTTGTACACGTAGCGCTCGCCAGCGTTGTTATCAAACGCCGTCTGACCACCTTCAGTCTTCAACTGAGCCAGACCAAGGAAGCGCATCTCAGCGGTGCGTTCCAGAGCCATCTTCGACTCATGCTTCGTGAAGATTTTGTCGTACTGAGATGGGATCATCTCGTACTTGCCTTCAACCCCACGGAGGCCGGGGAGGAGAAGGTCTTTAATGGCTGAAAGATTAACTGCCATGGTCCCTTACTCCTTAGATGCCAGTGGCGTTCTTGGTCGTTACGTTGTT